TTATCTGCTTGCCTATACGCTCTACCCAAGGCTTTGCCTTTGGCGCTATTCTCAGAAAAAAAATCACGTTGTTTTTTTCTTAACCATTTTGATAACTCAACACTTTCTTCGGGCGACCAACTGTTGGCTTTTAATACATTTTTTAAATTTTCAACTTCTTCTGACGAAGATTCCAAAGGCGCTACTTTTTTCATTAATCGCGTTGTTGAGTCACCAATATTGTCAATGGCATCAAACCATTGTTGAGTAGACTTCCAAGTATCTGGAAGTGCTTTTATGGCAGCATAAGAATCACCCTCAGTATCACGAATAGCCTCATAAGTATCATGACCTAACATAACACCATCTTTAATACCTAAGTTTTTTCTGACAATGTCATCAACTATTTCTGTATTTTTTTCAGAGCCAGCTTGAGCAGTCTTAATTTTCCCTGAAATACCTTCTAAAATTTTGTTGTATATAGTTGGATTGGTTTGTGAAACCGGCAGGGTTATTCCAAGTTCTCGCGCTTTCGCCAATCGTTGCTGCTCGACAGAGGCAACAGTTTTAGTGTAATCAACAGGGGTTTTTGGAGGAATCTTAGGGAATACAGTGCCTTCAGGGGAGCCTTGTTGATATAGATTCTTCAGTCCTGCGCCTTCTTCTTTGGCGATCATTCCAACTTGCTTACTCGCAGCACCTACGGTTCTACCTATTCCCCCAACTTCAGCCCCAACAGGTCCCAATGGCATTAAATATCGGCCTGAAAATTCACCTACGGCATTAGTGTATTCTTTACCAGCTTCTGTTTTAGGTTGTATGATGTCATGGCCTAATGCTGACTCAAAAGTATCGCCTAAACTACCTTTTTGCGTTCCGGTAGCATAAGCAACCGCCGTATCAATCGGGGCGGCAACGATTGCCGGGATAGCGGAAACGGTAGATAGACCCGCTTCAAGTCCACCCACAACCTTTTCGCCCAATGTATGCTCTTTCTCGATCTCCGGTGCAAATTCCTTGCCGCCAATGGGTAAAGGAATACCTTTAACCTTCTCCGCAGTATTTTTTGGTGTATATGCTGCAAGAAAATCATCAACAGAAGTTATTTTTGGTTTTTTATCTTCTTGCGGTTTTGCTGAAAGGATTTTTTCTGCATAGTCTTTGCTTGATTTTGGCGCTTTCTCCACGCCAAATTTATCTACTTTATTCTGCCCCCAATTATAAGCTATCAAGGCAGTACGGCGATCTTTGTATTTGTCAATCAATGTATTTAAATAATCTTCACCACCTTGGGCATTTTTAACCGGCTCATGGCGTTCTTCTTCTGTTAAACCAACATCTTTTGCGGCGGCAGGAGATAATTGAGCGGGTCCAGTAGCGACTTGATCGCCTTTATAGGAAGGGACATTTTTTCCATTACTTTCAGAGTTAATCAATGCAGGCATCAGCTTCTTAGCTTCTGCCCTAGCATCGCTTATCGGTAAGTATGACTGGAGAAATGTATCAATATCGTTCATCAATACCCCAATGCTTTAAGTTTAGCTTTTGCTTCATCTGGGGTAATTTTACCGTCTTGTAAGTCTTTTCCAATAGAAATGGCGGCGGGGTCAGACGCAATATCTTTTTCAGGGGTAGAAGAAGGAGTGTTTTTAGGTTGAACAGACCCCTTTAGCAATTCTGCTTTTTGTTCAGCATAACCTTGCTTTCTAAATTCCATTTCTCGTTTCAAATTAGGAACAAGGCTTTCTAATTGTTCTTCTGACATATAAGGTGAAATCATTTCCGCAGCTTCTCGTCTTGAAGCATCTGTTGCGCCTGCCGCAGAAGTGGAACCTGATAATATCTTGGCAAATTCGCCTTGCGTTGCTATTGCGGAACTCAGGAAGTTATTGGCCGCTGGGCTGCCAGCAATATTTTTTTCGCCCTTCATTAGTGCGCTATTGACAATTGGCCAATCTGTTTTTGGAACTTTTCTTCCCAATTCAACAAGAAGGTTAAGCTGTTTGTCTGCTGTTTTTTCATAAGCCACAACAAGTTGTTCTTGTTTAGTAAGTTGATTTAAAGCTATTTGGTTGGCATGAATAGAGAATCTTTGTAAAGACTCTGCTTCTGATGTATTTCCATCAGCTTTTGCCAATTCACTGGCTTTGTTAATAACTTTAGCTTTATCTGTTGCTGAAAATCGAGACAGAACAGATGAACCATTCCGGCGATAATCTTGGGCTACATAATCAATACCATTTTCATCAAGTAATGAAACATTAGAGTTTCTTTGAGACGCGCCCATTTTCATTACTTCTTTCGGAATCGAATTAGGGGGAATTGGTGTCCAATTTCCAGAATCATCGGAAATCCATGCTTCTTTTTGGTCTTTGCTAATCATGTATTTTTGACCAGATGACGGGTCTTGGTACATAGTTCCGCCTCCTGCGCTTCCACCGTGACCAATTTCCTTTACTGTGGTAGGAACTTGTGTCAGAGGAATACTAACCTCCGTACCGTCAGGATTTTGCCTTGTAGCGGTTTTAGTGATTTCGTTAACCGAATAAGCGGTTCCGTCTTTTGGGTCTTGGTATATTTTGGTTTTATTTGCTTCAGTTAAAAGCGATTTTTGTCTGGTTACATAATTTTTTGATGTTCTGGCAAGAGAATCAAACGCATCCGGAGTTGCTTGTGCCAACTGATCTATATGAGGAATGTTAGAGTGCATTTTAAGGAATAAATCCCTTCCAGCCTGAAAGTTTGTCATGGCGTTAGGGTCTTTATTTTTAATGTCATCATAATATTTTGAAGTAATACCATCAGCGGCATCGCTCAAACCCTCAGCCGCTTTTAAATCAGCCTCAATTTCATCTTTGTTGGCTCCAGCCATCGCTTTTACCGCTTGGGCGTGGGAAAGTGCCATCGCATCTTGATTGGCTTTAAGACCCTGCATTGTTAATGGATCAAGAACTCCTTTGCCAGCCTTTATAGCGTCTTGTATGCCTTCAGAGGTGGTCAAATCAAAACCGCCACCAATGAGCCATTGTTTATCTCGTTGTTGAGTTACGCTTTCATTAAGGGCAACTTTGTTTTTTTGGTCATTAGTCTGATCTGCTAGACCTTCGCTCATTTTAGCCGCTACATTAACATCACCCATTGGCTTTACTCTCATAGGGGCATAGGTATCAAGGTTTTGGGTAATAAGGTTTGAGTTGGCTTCTTGAGGAGCCACCGAATTTGCCATTGGAATGTCGAAAGAAGCCATTTTTATGGTCCTAATGAATAGTCAGGGACAATGTTTGAAGTAAAATCGGTTGTAATGCTTGGGTCAATGGTTGGTGCTGAAAGGGTTGGTGTAGCCACATTTCCCGCGTTCAAAGTTAAATTATCTGTTGAGGTGGTTCCTGTAAGAGATGGACTATCTGCTGTAAAGCCGCCACCGGGAACCGCAGTAGTCACCCCTGCGTTGTTAGTGATGGCTACATTATCTGTGCTGGTTAAGCCTGTTGTAGTGGTATTTAATGCAGGCGCACCAGCAGAAGGCGATGAACTTAAAATAGTACCGTTATTTTGTGAAACATAAGTCGTACTGCCTCCCGTTGAAGGGTCAGTTACCGTGTATTGCCCGGTTACAGGGTCGGTAGTACCTCCGNCAGGTGGCGCGGATGCGGCATAAGAACTGGTGCTTGTAGNCGCAGGAGCACCAGAAGACCCAAGAGATTGGGNAATTATAGAACTTGNATTAACAGGTTGGGCGCTGCTCATACTTTGCGGAACAGTAGTTCCTGATTTTCCCGCTACATACGNGANGTCGTTCATTATGTTTGTAGCACCANTGGTAGCTATGTTCCCTTGCGATACCATAGCGTTCGCATTGGCTTGGGCTGCGGTAGTGTTCCCTGTGTTGATTGCGTTTGCCGAACCTATTGTTGCGTTTCCTAAAGCATTTGCAGAACCTTGAATACCAGCCGCTGTTGCGTTTGCGGCTCCTGTAGTACCTGCTGCTGTAAAACCTGCGGCGGAATTATTGGCATTTGACGTTGCGGCAGCGGCGTTGGTGGTTGCGGTGGCGGCAGCGCTTCCGATAGCTTGTTGTATAGTTGCTGTGTTAATTCCTGCGTTTTGGAGAGCGTTAGAAATAGTATTTGCAGAGGCTTGACCAGTGGCAATAGCGTTTTGTAACCCAGACAAAGTGAGATTGTTTTGTTGGAGCCATTGATTGAAAGCGCTAACTTCCCATTGATTTGCCGTATTTTGTGCAAAAGTATCCAAGTTTTGAATGTTCGCAGATGAAAGTTGAGTTCCTCCAACAGCGGCAGCGTTGTTAGTGGTTTGAAGTCCTTGTTGTAACGCGAACTGATAAGCAGGCATGACATTTCCCATGTCAGCCATTGAGAAGGGAGTATTAAACTGTCCTCCAGGGGCAAGCCCTGCTGCAAGTTCTGTTGCCGCTTGTGTGCCAAGCGCTGTATAAGGTGCTTGGGCTTGCGTAATAGCAGGAACGGTATTATTTATTGCTGTTTGCGCTTGATTAAGACCTTGAATGGTTTGCTGACCACCTAACGTATAAGCACCTGACATAGCCTGACCGCCAGCCGTAGCTGCGGCAGCTTGGGTCTGTGCGGCAGCAATGTCAGCCGCTGAAATGACTCCGGCAGATTGTGTTGCCGCATTACTAAGAATGTTTCCTTGTGCTATATCAGCCGCAGATAGATTTTGCCCTGCCGTGGTTGCCGCGTTAGCAATTAAATTGCCCGCAGATGCTGCATTGTTCATGGCATATACATCTGCCGCTGTAACTAATCCTGCTCCGATTAAAGTTGCAGTCACAGTGGGGCTAGTTAGTAAACCACTAAGCATCGTCCCTAATGCACTAAAGTTTCCACTTGCAACATCTGCGGCGGCAACGGTGGGATTAACACTTGATAAAGCCGACCAATCGGTTGAAGCCATTGACTGACCGTTAGAAGTCGCTTGTGATGCAATGCCACTGATTAAAGAAGCAGTCCAACCTATTGCTGCCATGCTTGCGGCTGTTGCAGGGTCTATGGTTTGCCCTGCGGCGGCTGCTGCCGATACTATATCGGCTCCGGTACCTGGCGCTGTATTCATGGAAGATGGCGTGACGGTAGTCATAGGGGTTCCTCCAGTGGGACTTGTCCCACCTGTGGTTGAATTTGTTGAAGCGGGAGCGGTTGTTCCACTTGTTGAAGCGGGAGTGTTAGTTGCGTTTGTTGACATAGAAGTGGGAGCGGTTGTTCCAACTATGGCATTAGTTATAGCCCCCGTTATAGGGTTAGTGACCATGCTCGGTATTCCAGAGCCGGAGGTTGCGGAATTAACCGCTCCGCTTACTGTCCCAGATATACCGCCTGTTAAAGCACTTGTCCCTACATTGCCACCTGTTACAGCGCCAGTTAAAGCGCCTACTCCTGCCCCTACAAGCCCAGAAGTAATAATGGGAGAGCCTGTAATTGAGTTTATAGCAGGGGCATTTTGGGCAACTTCAGCTCCTACACCAGAAGAAATAGAACCAGTAGCAGCACCAGTGAGAATATTCCCACCTGTAACGGCGGTTTTCAAAGCACCTGTAACCGCTCCTGTAACAGCAGCATTGGCAACGCTGCCTACGGTCAGTCCAGTGACGCTTTCTACCCCAGATGATAAAGACCCCAATAATCCTGCGGCAGCCCCACCTGCGCTTAAAGCCATAGGAATAGCCATTTCAAGAAACTGCCCAAGCCCGCTTTGGAAGAATCCTCCGGGGCTTCCGGGGGTATAAGTAAATTGTTGTGCTAAATTATTGATGGGTTGAATTACGCCACTGGAATTTGTAGCAACAACCCCGGATATAGAGCCTTCGCTTGAAGGATTATCAAATTGAATATTGTAAACACCCGGCTGACTGGCGTTAGGGGAAATTGCAATGTCGGGTGGAGTTTCGGTTGTGCTCACTGGATTATATGTTGGCAATGAACCCGGTATTAACTTTCCACTGCTATCTTGTATGCCAAATCCACTAATCGGCGTATAAACTTGGGAAGTAACGGGGTTCCCGTTGTCGTCTATACTGGTAACGGTTGCCATGTACCCTTGCCCACCACTTCCTGAAGACATAGGGTTATAACCATTAGGGTTACTTATAATTTTAGAACCTGCTGGAGCAGCAACACCAGAAGCTGTAATTGGGACGATAGTTGCCGACCCAGTGTTAATGGCGTTCATTATCGAATCCCAATAAGGATTAGATTGAATGTCACCTACGCTTTGGCTGGCTAACTGAACAGTGCCTGTTACCGGAACGCTCACATTTTCCTCCTAATAATCAGCATTTTATCAGTTACTCGCCATGATTTGCCAACTTGTGCCATCTGATTGCACAATAGCCCATTTTCCCGCTGTTCCTGCAAGAATTGCGGTACTTGCAGACCCTCCAATTAAAGGAATAATGTTCGCGGTTGCAGACACAACTGTATTTGCTGTCACAGTCTTAATTAAGATACTTCTTCCCATATAGACCGATGCTAAAGGAAATGTCAGGGTAGAAGTGCCTGCGTAATTCACAACAATTGTTGCATCTGTTGTACCTACGGAATAAGTGCTTGCCGTTACAGGTGAAATTTTATTAACCAAAGACGCAACCGGAAAAGACGATAAATACTGAAACAGAACATTAAACCACTTAGTCCAAATTTCAGTAAGTTTCATGCCCGCTTGTAATTTATAGTCACAAGGAGACAATGTTGGAGGGGGTCCTAGTTGGATACTCATTTAGAATCCTCCGAACTTCCATCGGCAGTTAGAGCAGACCCCGCTATTACAAATTGAACTGGGTCAGTCATGGTAAATTGGAATACAAAGTCTCTTGCTCTACCGTTTCTTCTCCATATAACACGGGGAGCGAGATATTGCCCTACCAATCCAAGCGTTTTCCACCGCTCATAACCAAATGTTCTTCCTCCATCTTTAGACTTTTGAAGAACAATTTGAGGATTAGACCCTTGTCCTGTTTGCAAGGCGTTTCCTGTTTCCATGTCCAAGAAGACTTCATCTAAAGTAAATTCATTGCCATTTGACCTTAAATGACGAGTGGCTATCTGTCTTTTGATGGCAATTCCGTTATCGGTGTAAGCCTCATCACTCATGTAATAAATGTTTCCGTTTGAGTAATCGCTGATAAGGTTTTCGATAATTAAATGACACCCCAAGATTGCCGTTATGTCGGTTATATACCGCAACGCCTGTTTGGACTTCCTGCCAAATGTTAGAGGTCATGTCATAGAGCAAAGTACGGTTAGCCGATGGAAAAGTCAGTTGATAGAAGTTATGAGAACCTATTGCGTAAGTTAAAGCCACCGCATCGGTTATAGTAAAATTGTCTGTAAAATAGTCTATCAATTGCTCAATATCTGGATTGCTTACAACTTTTGGTGTATATCCATCAATAGCATAAATTTGAATACCACCTTCCTGACTAACGCCTAAAAATAGAACGGAAGAACCCATATAGGCTCTTGACCATAAAGCGACTAAACCGATATTTTGAACAGTGCCGGGAATCAACGTGTATGGAAGACCTACTGCACCTACATCTTGCCAAAACTCAATGGAAGAAGTCCCCCACATGATAATAGTGCCGTTGTTGTTGTCTACCGCTTGCAAAAGGTCGGAATAAGTTTCTTTTGTGCCAAACATCACAGGAGTCCATGTTGTTCCGTCAAAAGATGCGCTCACAAAGAATTGCCGTGTTTGGGGGTCATTAACAATGAACCGACCATCAATAAAGGTTACTGAAGCAGGTCCGGTAGAGGGAAAATTTCCATCACTGATAATCGTTAATACAGAAGTGAGAATGGTAAAAATATACCCGTTCACACTGTCTACAATCATTACTTGGACATAATTATCTGAGATTGAGACATTTCCCGTAGTGGTAGCAATGGTTCCAAGCGCAGTATAAACACCTGCTGTTGTAACCGAATATAAGGTATTCCCTGCTACGACATAAAGGATATTAGCTACAACTCTCCAACCTCTTATTGGATAAGTTGGTAAAGTAAACCACAAAACAAGACCCGGAGTTCCCCGTACTACAACTTCGCTTTTATCCCCGTCAGAACGAAGGTCGTAATAACAATTTAGCCTTCTTTGGCTACAAGCAACTTGGGAATAAGATTTTATCCCAGTACCAAATAGGGACATGGGTAACATCAATCATCTCCGCACAAAAAGTATTCCGACCGTCTTTCTGGTTCTTTCATATGGGCAATGGCAATGGCTTTTTTGTAGTTATCTTCCATATCGGTTGTCCAAATGGCTCTAAACATAGAATTGCCTTGTTTAGCCGTTTCCCAACAAAGAGCCAAATACCATTCAGCAGGATATTCAGGATTATCTGTTGCGTAGTTAAAGTCTTGGATTTGTTCCAAATAAGTTAAGACAATGTACTTGGAAGTGTCCGAAGCCCCTGCACAGTCTGTATAGAGAGTTGTCTGACCAAGTTGAGTTTCCCAATAAATAGCGGTTGGGTCGGATATATAAGTAGCCTGAGTTTTAGTTGGTAGCGCGTCATACTCTTGGACATTCATCATTTTCAAAGGCGTGTCGTTGTTCTGGTTGTCTCTTAACAGCGCGGTTTCAATGACATCAGGTTGTTGAGCATTAGAAGTATAGTCGTAGCACGTTGCCCCTGTAGAGGCTTGTGTCGGGACATTGGCATTTAAGGTAAGGGTGGTTCCTGCAACCAAAAGAATCGTTGTCCAAAAGATTACGCCAGAATCCAGTTCAATACCAAAATTGTCTCCGTTGGTCATGCCCGTTGAGCTTGTTACTGTAACCGTGGGGCTTCCGCCTGCGTTGGTAGCAGTGGTTGTCGTGGAGACAAAGCTGTTTGCCCATTGACCAGTAGAAGGGCTTAATACATAACTATACTGATTGCCTTGCAAGAAGCAGTAGCCTCTTTTTCTTGTCCATGTTTTAAGACTTGCTGACCCATCACCTTTTCCCGACCATTGCTTCACAATCATGTTTAATATTCGTGAAAGGTCGTTAGTCTCTGTGGGTGTTGGAACCTCAGTGTCATCTAATTTGCCAAGAAACAGCATTGCGGTACGGATAATATCATCACGCGAAACGGTGAACGAATATGTACCTGAAGTAGCCATTACGCAACCTCTTTCAGTTTACGGTCAATAAATAATTCAAGATGGTAATAACATTCATCAATAGTGATGTCGGCTTGGCATTGAGCGGTTCCGCTACCTTCATCTTTTGTGCAATAGTCCCACCCATAATGTAATTGGTGGCAAGTAGGGGCTTCATTGTTTCCACGCCCTTTACACTTGGTTTCTTTTGAAGAAAGAGAAATTGTATTCACCCAATCGCGTGTCAAGTTTTCTTCCGTAGAATGAGACAGGAATATAAGTTTTGGAACCTCCTCATGGGAGGCTGCATTAAGAACTCCGGTTTCAGGACCCATGACCAAATCCGCTTCTGTAATAAACGATAACGTCTGGCGAATTGACCATTTTCCGCAAGTCAGATGGACGCGAGGTTCTTTTTCCCAACCCGCTTCAAGAATGACGGCTTCAGGACCACCACATAAAACAACATCTACGTCCTTGTAGTTGAGCATGAGTGCTGCCAAGATTGCGTCAAGTCCCGCCCATGTCTTATGAACTGACGAACCCGCAAGACTCCACAGGATTACATACTTGCCCATTTTGGCTCTGGTTTTTCTTGCCCATTCTTTTTCTTCTGGTTTGGGATAGAATTTTACTTGAGGGTCGTGCGGAACCCCCGCAAGCAAATGCTGGAACTCAAGGTAGTTGTAATTCATAACAGCGTGTCGTGCGGCAGGTGCGAAGGCGTGTGTAGACCTTCCTTGCAAGGCGAGAAATGTCCCTTCTACTGATTCAGAAAGGTTGATGAATTTGTCATAGTTCTTTGCTTGGTGTCTCCAGAATGAACCTAAGTCTCCATTGGGTATCTGGTCTTTATCCAGAATCATAAACTCGTCAATGTTAGGGTCAGTAAGAACCACATCAATACCTGGTGGCGAAGTCATTAAAGTGATATGCCAACCTTGCTTTTTAAGCCCTGCAAAAACAGAAGACGCTTGCATCAAGTCTCCAAAGGCTCCAAACCTGCATATCAAAATCCGTTTCTCATGCTTTGGTTTCAGGTAACTTTTATTGTGAAATTTCCCATGTTGTTTCTTAAAGACCAGAAGAAACGAATATTCTTTGTCTTCGTTTCGTTCCTGACATTCCAATAAGTCCCAACCGCCACCCGTAACGCTTTCCATAGCATCAATGATGTCTTTTGGCAGGAAGTCGTGCTTATGGTCATTATTGGCGTATTCCGTTCCAACATTGGGGTAAAAGTCTTTATGCGGAAGGTATAAAGCTAAAATACCGTCAAACTTGATGACTCTCCACCATTCTTGAAGGGCGGCTTTGTAATCTACAATATGTTCTAAAAGGTGCGATGAAAACACGAAGTCCATAGACTGCGTGGCAAAAATATCCAGTTTTTCCCCTGATTGCACTCTTACATCAGGTATTATCGGGTGTCCAAAAATCTCTTTATCGGCACAGTTGTCCACCGATATGGCTTGGGGCAGAATCTTGAACATTCCTGCCCCAATGTCTATTCCCCGTCCTTTCAAATAAGGCGCAACTTCCCAAACGATTTTCTTTGCTTCGTTGCACATCGGGTCATCTTTACTCCACATATTTAAAACCTCACATAAGGGCGTTCAAGGTCACGAAGCAACCTGTCGCCAAACAGTTCGTCTATGGCAATTTTTGCCCCCACAAGGTGTTCGTAGTCATCAAACCACATCACCCCGCCTTTAACCATCATTGGCTCAATGTATTTCACCGAATCAATGTAAGATTGGTATTGGTCACAGTCCAAATTCACAAATGCTACTTTTGGCATCGGAACAGCGCATTGCGGAAAAATTCCCTTAATCAGAATCGTGTCAGGAAGGTTCGCTTTTACTTGCTCATAAGAAGTGTCGCCAAAATGACCGGGAGACAAAATATCTTTATTTAAATCCTGATACGGTATTCCTGTAAAAGTATCGTAAGCATAAAAAAGACGGTTTTGATTAGCCGCCAAGTTTTCCAGATATTGAGCCGTACCACCTTTATAAACACCGACCTCAATAAAACAACCTTCAGGGGTCGTTTTTGCCAAATCAATCATGGAAGCTATGCAGTTCTCTCCTACAAGTGATTTAAGTTTACTCACCGGGGAGTTTCCACATATTAGCGACCCCGACCTTGTATTTGGTGACATTTAATTTCAGTCCTGCGTTTTGCACATCAAACCAGTTAAAACCCATCATTTCTGATTCTTTCTTGATATTTGATTGCAAAATAGCCCCGCCTGCCAAAAGTTCTTTCAGATAATCTTCAATTTCTTCAGGTGGCTTACTTTCAATAACTTCTTCTTCCATAGACAAAGGCTTTAGGTCAAAACCATAAAACACACCATCTTGCTCGTATTGAGCGGTAGGGTGGTTATAAATTGTTCCATAAGACTTTTCTAAATCAATTGTTTTCATTTAGTATCCTAAGTGGGAATTCTCCCACAGTTAAAGTAATACATTAACTACAGAATCATAGGCGATCAAGGTAGTTATTTCTTTCTGAAAATCCAACATCTTTACCGCCATCTTCAACTACTTCTGAATAAAACAAATCAACTTGCTCACCTGTATAGACTTCATCGGTAGGACTCATGTCTTGACGAGAAAAACCTTTTTCCAATGATTTTTCGTTAATATTGTCAGACACATCGGTATCTCCGCCAAATCCTAAATGGAATTTGTAAGCAGATAGCTTTGGGTCAATTTGCATATTTTGGGGCATTTCGTTGAAACGGTCTGGTTTGGCAAATCCGTTGGAATCGAAATCGGTCTTAGGAATTAAGTCTAAATGCGCTCTTTGCGAACCCATAGACACCCATTTACCACTTTTCCCTTCTTCGCTTTTAATTTTAGAAAACGGGACAATGGTTTGGAATTTTTCTTGCACTGACATAATATTCTCCTAGAGAAAAAGGGGGAGCCGTAGCCCCCCCGTTAATTACTCAGGAATGTCCCGAGCACCTTGCCATCCATCACCGGGATAAGACATATCGGTAACTTTAATCAGCTTCATTTCATGGATTTCAGCATTTTCTTGATTGCTGATGTCCATGCCGGGGGGCAGGAAGTTAAACTTCGCTGCTTCACCGTAAGGCGTACCTGCCTTGTCAATGTAGCCGTAGGTCAGGAAACCAGATTTTTCGCCAATGTCGTCTTTTAACGAATCCATGCCCCCAACGCCAGCAGGGTGTTCGTTCAAAGGCTCATCAAACTTTTCTGGCATTCCAGCGCCTTTCATCTGCCCTTCATCTTCCCCGCCACTGTTTTTGTAGTTAGGAGTTTTAGGGGCTTTTGCAGCCATAGGTGCGTTTTTGCCTGTCTTGTCGTTAAGTAGTGCTTTTGCGTCAGTTTTAGCCATGATAGCCTCCTTATACCGTTATGCTAGCAAGAGGAGTAGGCGCAACTTCTATCGCAAACGCAGTAACACAAGTAGCATCTGTTCCGCGTGTGATAAAAAGTTGATCTCCTTGGTTGATATTAACTCCGCCCGTTGCCGTAACCGAACCATTTGAACCTGTGCCACCGATGTTGTAAAAATTGGTGAAACCGGGGTTATTGGTTTGGGTTGCAGTGCTTGTGCCATTATACAACGTGACGCAATAAGTTCCCCATGTTTGTGTTGCTAAAGCAGGGGTAGCGCCAGCGGTGGCAGTATTGTAAACACGGAATAAGGCAAAAGAATCTGCCAATGCGCCAGTTGCGGTTGCGGTTCCGTTCCATTGACCCGTGTAGGTCGATGAACCAGTTGCTAACAGGGTTGCGGTAACGGAATAAACCGTAAGGTTAGTCCATGCCACGAACTTCTGCGAGGTTGATGCGCCAGCTGCGGCAGCAGGTGCTGCCAGAACTGTTCTTGCTAAGTATGTTGGATGGTCATACGCCATGCTCTTTGTAGCCATGATAACTCCTTATAAGACTACCTCTCAGTCATTATGTGCGGTACGGCGGTGGGGGAGAGAAGGTTCCCCCACCCCGCGTTGGATTACGCTAGAACTTGGTACAATTGGAAAATTTCATCAATTACTTTCGTAATTGCATGATTATTAAGCCAAACTGTCCCATTTGACGATGCGGCAGTTACTTGCCAAAGAGTGAACAATTCCGAATCCACCCAAATAATACCAAGCAACGCCTTTGCTTCGCCCGTAATCCGTGGGAATTTTCCCACGCATTTCTTCAGGAGTCGCAATAGCTTCAGCCACAGTGTCATTTCCAAAGAAGAATATCCAATCGGAATTTCCCTTTGCCCATGCCGTCATATCACCACCGTTCGCAGTCGAGATACCCGTAGTGCCGATACCCTTGGCAATATTGGTTTGCTCAACATAACGCACGTTCTCGTACCGTCCGATTTCGCCATTCATAATCAGCTTGAAACCAGTATCCGAATATTGATGGATGGTTTCCAAGTTGTTTTTGAATGAACGCAAGGTCGTAGGCCAAGCCAGAGCATAGTAATCATCACCCAAATAAGCCTTATATTTTCGCACTGGTTCGTTATTTCCAGTACCGCCGGGTTGGTGATTTCCGGCTGCTTCAGCTTTCACTGAAGAAAAGACTATATCATCAGTCGCTTCTATGGTATGATGCGACTGTTGCATCCTTCCGCTCACTTGAGCGTACTCCCCGTAGGGATAGTCGTTGAACGTTAACCGTGAGGTCTTATTATGGAACCAACCATTGCTGCTTATATTGCCGGAGTTATTGATGGGGAAGGTTGTATCCGTATTGGAAAATTCCCTGCTCCTAAAAGAACAACTCATGGATTTCAGTTCCGTGTGATTGTTGAAATCACTATGTGCGAAAGGCAAACTATTGAATTTATCGCCCATCAAACAAATCGGAACATTCAACTCCGAAAACTCAAATCCGGCAAAACTGCTTACAAAGTCGTTTTCTACAATTCCTTCGCTTACAATTTGCTTATTGATACCCTTCCTTTTATTCAAGGGAAGAAACTTCAAGCCGAGGCTTGTATCGAGTGCCACAAATTGATGCCCGGTAGAGGGAAAGACCTCACCATTGAAGCTGTCAAAGAAATCAATCGAATCCGCGACCATGTTAGTTGGCTCAAGACCTTGGAGGCTCTTCGCTGCTGATTGCCCAATCCTGCAAATTTTCATACCATCACGCTCACTGTTTCCAGTCACGTTGTGGTTTTGCGAGGCTCTAAGGGTGTTCCAGCAATTCATGCAATTTTCATTGGTCGCTTACGCGGCCATGCCCCCAAGTTCATACCAAGGGATATTTCTTTCTTTCATCAAATCCACAATGCTCTTAGCGTGTGCATTGCCGTAAGCGATGGAATTAGTACCAGTGACAGTACCATTGGTATACAAGGTAACGGCAGCAGTATCAGTTCCGGCTACAGGAATTGCACGAAGCAAGGTTTGGTTGAATTGCGTCCAAGCCAAACGGTCAAAAGTCTTGACTGCATCGTTTTTCAACACTTTTTGCACAAGCTCCATCACAGGGAATTTAGACAGATTATCTAATTTGGCTGAGAACGGAACACTATTTCCAGCCTCAGTAATCGTCAAAGTACCTTGAACGATAGTGAAGTTGGTTTCTGGCATGGTGTTAGTTTCAGTAATCACCCCACCAGCGGTTGCTACATCTGAGAATACATCCCATGTAAAGATATCACCTTTCTTTTTGCCTTGTTGAGAGGCATCTCGTACATCACAAAATTGCATCCTGTTACCCCTCTGTTTCCAGAGTGAGCCGGTCATTTCTGCCGACTTCTACGGATTTCGCCGTAGATCAGAGCACATCATCACCTATGCGGTGCAACGCTCAAGCTCGTTGAGGACTCTCTTTACAGTATTCGGATTGCTCCGTTTCGTAATTTTGTAGAAGTCTGCGACTACTTGAAGGTCTTCACGATCAATTTTCAGGTTACGATGGTTTCCACCGTTATCCTTAATTTTCTCGAATCGCCTTGCCAAATAACGAATCATTAAATCCGCTCTATGACTTTTATCGCCGCACATATGCGGTCTGATAATGCGAAGTACCTTCAATCCGTCTTCCAATCCCTTCATCAGCAAACTTAACATTGATGCTGTTGGCATATAATGTCCGCCCTCACGCATCATAGGTTTCTGATCCCTCTCCTTGACATAATAACCAACGTCAAGTTGATCTAAAATTCTAGTTGCCTTGTTAATAATTCCAGCATCCGTATTATAGATCACGATTGAGGTCTGAACTTTGAGATTGCACCCTCTATCCTTACGATCATAAGCATTCATTGATAGACTTCCTTCACCTTCTATAATTCCAGCCAACCATCCAATGTCTGCTTCTGTAAGAGTTGCCTGCTGATTATCCATTGTTGTATCCTTTTTAGTTTCACGTATTAGTCAAAAAGGTTTTAGGAACTTCCAGCATATCGCGTTGTTTTAGTTCCGCAATTTTGTTTACGGAACTTGACAAGTGGTTGTACCGCCATCCGTAGTACATTGCTCAGTTGGCGCGAATACATATAGCCCATTTCTTTCACTTGTCATATTCTCGGCAGCTATCGTTTACCGAGACTGTTTACTGCCCATACCTGACCAGCCATAATAACCTCCTTAACAGTTAATGTTTAAGCCCAGACATCCATTGAGGACCGCCTCGTTGAGAGGCTATTCCTGCAATAATATCTGCGGCTGACTCTTCCTTTTCTTCTTCGACAGTAGTTACCGTCTTACCCGCTGCTGCTTTGGGTACGGCGGGCGCTGATGCCTTACGCTCTTGCTTGGTCATGGGTTTTACTTCTTCGCCACGGAACTTGGATACCCAACCACGAAGATTGTCTCCAATTTCACGATAACGAACTTCATAAGGACGGCGATCACCATTGGCAATCATTTGTGTGTCTGTATCCATAGCCATTTTATTTAGATATGGGTCGTTCACGATGTCCTTATAATCATCCCTAAACCTTGCTATTGCGTCATTAAAGGTAAGCCGCTCATCAATTGTTTTGGTCAGGTCGTCTTTCGATGGACCGGTACTCCGCAATTTCCGAATCGCCGCTACCGCTTCTTCTTCATCGCCCATTTGTATCGCCCGAGCAAGGGCTAGGTCTTCATCTTCGACCGAAATCGCGTCTTTTGGTGGCGATTGTAATGCTTGATTCCTTAATCTTGCCGCTTCAGCCAGATATTGGTCTGCCGCTTCAATTTTTTGCGCCCTTGCAATCACTTCACTCAAAGGCATCAATCTTTCAATCCCGTTGACCTTAAAAGTCACCATGTCTGGTTGGGATACAGGTTGTGCTACTACAGGTTCTTCTACAGGCACTTCGTCAGGGGCGGGAGCGTTCTCATCGGCTATATATTGCTGCTCTGCAACAAACGGTTCCGTGTTACCCTCATCATTAACATCCATCAGTTCTTCCGAACGAAATTGGTCATTGTTATTGCCGATAGCGTTTAAAGCCGCTACGCGAGCGTTGTTTTGTTCCGCTATTGCCGCTGCAATAGCTTCAGAGTTATCCGATGCTTCTTCATTGATTTGTTCGTTTTCTTCGCTCATTCTTCCTCCCGTTCTTCTAAAATACCCATTGCTGAAAGCCCGTCTTGAACTGCATCAGTAAGCCAATTCTGGACACTTTCAGCTACCCATACTTTGTTCTGAAACCTCATAACTGCTTTTGAATCTGTAGGGTCTACAGCGCGTAAAGCCCTTAAACCTTCTTCTAATTCGTATTTTGCTCTAGTTATCATATACTTGCCAATATCAGAGTTCAAGAATTGATGGACTTGTTCTCCAAATACGGCTCTGCGTATGATTAACTCATTTTCGTCTGTCATTTAGGTTCCATAGGTTTAGCTTGTTGTATAGCAATCTGGTTTTGTAAATCCTGTCCTTTTTGCGCCCCTTGCATAGAATTAGTCAGGTGTTGCATACCAATCTGATGCGCTCTGCTTTGGTCGGCTTCTCTCATGGCAACTTTATGACCAAGGGTGTCTCTTAGGTTCTGGGATTCATTATCAATATGCTTCATGCCAATATCGTGCATCTTGGATTGGTCTGATTCCCTTAAAGCCATCTTATGCTTCAAAGACTCTCTCAAGTTTGCATTATCTTCTTGAATTTGAATCCCTTGAATCTTGGCTTCGTTGGTAGCCTGATTAGTTGCAATACGGGCTTGCGTTACATCGGCTTTGTCTTTTAACTTCTTCTGCATTTCTTGCATCTGTTTGTTAAGCATTAAGTTTTGTTGTTGCAACAAAGCCAATTGAGGATTGTCGGAGGTAAAGAATCTTGACCCGTCTTGATAACCTAAGTGACCAAAGATTTCTTTGCCAACTTCTTTCATATCAAGCCCCGGAATACCTAGTTTTAACATTTGGGTGTATTGGGTCATGGCGGACACGAATTTTTGCAACTTCATGTTAGGGTCTGTTGCGCCCATACCAACATTGACATTAAGCACTAACTCACGGTTTAGAAGTTCATCTGAAACTTCTCCCAAACCGTATTCCTTGAACATTTTAGACTTTGCGCCTGCCAACTGAAGAATCGTCTGGTCGGTTTCATATTCTTGTTCCAGCCACATTAACTGTCTCAAAACAGGCTGTACGAATGTTTCTACATAAGTCCTTAATAGATACTCAACCAAAGTCCCTGCTGACTGTGACAACATCTGCATATTTCTGGCAGGACCATTTATGCCTTTATCCGCCATGACCTGAGCCGCATTGAAGTTTCCAAGCAATTCTGCCAAGTCATTGTCTATACGAGAAGATTCTTCATAGGCACTTTGAGTAACATCGGGCCAAGTAATCTCACGAACATCATTGGCAGGGTCGGTCATCATCACGACACCACCGGGAACATTCCTAATCAGACCTGATATATCCGCCTGAGAACCAGCTTTAACAAACCATTTCTTGTTCAGAACAAACTTAACATTATCAATGCGTTGGTTGGCGATTTCGTTGGCTTCGTCTGCTAACCCGCGACCCAACTGAGGAATACTGGAAGGGTAAACTTTATGTGTTTCAAGAACGCAGTTTCCAAATACATAAGGTCTGCGCCCATGAAATACGGATTCTTTCAAGGGACGGGGGTTAGTCAGCATATAGTCCGTACCCATTGTGTAGAATTCCATGTCCTCATCATCTACACGGTGAATATGCCTTTGTACCCAAACGATTTCATAATCCATCAACTCCTTACCATCAGAATCGTAAGGGTCTGATTTCTCATTTTGTCTTGCTGACCTTGTGGAGTCGTATTTAGTAGCTCCTGAAGACCTGATAGAACCATCCCCTAATCTTTTCCACTCGCCAGATTTCATCTTGGCTTTTACATCCATAAAATACATGGGAATCAGGTGGATAACATAAGGACTGGTATTGATAGGGTCGTCCCATGCCGCAGAAGGGTCTATGCGTATGTTTTCAATGGGAATTATATCCACAACAGGCTTGTCCACCAATGCCCTGAATTCTGGTATTGGAGGCGAAGGCTCTGGTGGTGGAGGTGGCATCCCCGGTTGATTTGGTTGACCTTGTGGCATCCCCGGTGGCATACCCGTGGGCGGTGCTTGCATCTGTGGGGATTGTTGCATTGCAGAAGGAATAGGCATTTCATCAGCAAGACCTTCTTTCTCAAGACCTTCTTCTTCAACAGTGAAAGACCCTTCAGGCAAATCTGTCTGCTCTGGGTATTCTCCCGCATCCTCTGGTTTTTCAACAACTACTACATCAATTTCTATTTCAACAGGTTCTTGTTTGTATTCCCAATAGATATGGGCGCATACCGCCCCTAAAGTCTGGGCATCCTGAAAACCTCCCAAAACCGTGTGATACCATTTAACGCTTTTGGTCAGACGATATTGAAGCAAAGACTTCATTATCTCCGCAGAGGCAACAGAGACTTTATCGGAAGGGTTCTCCGCTTCAACGGATGTGGTGTCCATATTTGAAAAGAAAGCGGTTGCCGCAGCCGCTTCGTTTTTTCTGATAATGGAACGAATTTTAGGTCGGTACAGGTGAGAACGCTTTTCGTATTGTGGGTTGTTGTATTTTGAATCACCAGGATGCTGATTATTAAACGCCCGCAAAGAATCATCCCACACCTTGCGACAATTAGAGTCAAGGTATGTTTCAGAAGTCTGATACGCCCCTCTAGCCCGTTCTAGCCAGTTTTCATTGCCTTCGGTGTCAGAGCCTTCTTGGGTCTGAGCCGTAGGAGCGGTATTTTTTTTATCAGGAACCATTTAGGGTTTCGGTATAGGTTAAGGAATAGCGTTGGGTGTTGTTGAACTTTGGCTAGTACTCATAGGACTAGTGGGTTAGTTCCAATTACACCCGTAGCTGCTGTTGGGGCGGGTTGGTTCCATGATGGATTAGGGTTTTGAATACCACCTACTTTCTGGGTTCCGAAAGTCTGGTTCCAATTTCCGCCTAATTCTCCGGCATTACGACCCTGCATCATACTTGCTTGCCGTTGTTTTGATTGTTGTTCTGCTTGTTGCAGACGGTTTTGATTGGCAATCTGCTGCGCATTTCCGAATGTTGGTCCGGATGTTGCTTGTATTTGTGGATTGCCTTTACCTTGCATTTCCAGATTTTGATCGGCTGCACGTTGTTGTATAGCAAGTTCTTGTGGTGTAGGCATGATTATCTCCTTATTTGTGGGGCGTTAGGTGCTTGTGCCATAGGCATTTGCGGGGGTTGTGTCGGTGGCGCAGCTTGCGGT